ATCGCTCGAAGCGGAGGCTGTGTGCGTCATCGACCAGTCCAATCTTGATTATCTCAAATCTGGCTCCGATGCAGACGTATGGCCTGCGTCCAGAGCAGAGATGGGTGATGTGCTTCTGTATCGCTCCGCCACGCCAGCGCCGGTATCTGTGCCCGCTGCGATGGAAATGGATGATGACTTTGACAGCTCGTTTGAACACGGAAAAGCTGTCGGCTGGAACGCCTATCGCGCAGCCATGCTTCAGGGTGCCGATCGACCACAAAACGAACCGCAAAATATTCCGGAAAATATTCCAGCCACACAGTTTAAGCCGGTAGCAGACCTGTACGGCTTAACCTCACCAACTGGTGGCGAAACATCATTCACTTTCGACGCTGTTGAAGCTCGTGATTTCATTGATGGCGGTTGGTCATGCCAGGAGTACGTGGAGCTTGAACGCTTTCAGGAAGCGATAACCAACCATACCGAGGATAAGCTCGCTATGGTTGACCATTCCGGTGACTCCAACAATATGGTTGAACCTGTAACGACGGCTTGCAAGTTGCGCGATGCGGTGGATACCATTCGCAACTCCGGCATAGCAATTGACGGTGAGAAAATCTTTGCAGAGCGTGATGCTCTCAACGCTCCAGACTACTGGTGCCGAACCTGCCGACCAATAACCCTTACTGACATGCGCTTCGTTGTCTGCCCTGAATGCGGCAACAAACGCTGCCCGCACGCCAATGACCACCGGAATGCATGCACCGGAAGCAATGAGCCAGGGCAGGAAGGTAGCGCGTATCCAGCAGCACCGCAGCAGGAGGTGAAGTGATGACAGAACGACAGAAATTTATGGCAGAAATAGAGCGGATTTGTGGCGGGAAGAATGCCAGATACGTACTGCACGATTGGGAGTTGTATTTTAGGTTAGGGTACAGAGCCCATAATGCAGGAGAGGCATATCGCGAGGCTATTCAATGCGAGTGATGCCTAACCTATTCGACGCATAACAAACAGGCCTCTTCGGAGGCCTTGCTCTTCAGTTGATTTTGTTGAATCAACCGTCCATACTTTCTTTGCTGATGGCCTGAACACCCATTGGTGACTTCTGCGCATTTAAGGGGACTTAAATGCGACCACAATCTGAACTCCTCACCTTGTCACAGATGCAGAAATGCACCTGCGATTTTCTGCATTCTGCGGTTTCCGTTAAGGAGGCCGTATGAGCATGAACAAAGACGGCATCCGTCTGCACAAATCCAATTTTTCAGCCATCGGGCAGCAGATACAGCCAATGCTGGAATCTGGCGACTGCTATCGCCTCATCATCAAGCCCTGGAAGGACAAGCGCAGCCTCTCCCAAAATTCCCTTCTCTGGATGTGGAATGGTGACGTTGCATCTGCCGTCAATCGGCACGCTGATAGCAAGCTAACAGAGGAAGACCTTCATGAATTTATGAAGGATATGTTCTGTCCCGCCAAGCCTGTAACCGTTCTTGGTGAAACCAAGATGGTGAAGTCCACCAAGCTACTCGACACCGAAGAGATGACCTTCTACCTGCGCCGCATTGAAGTCTGGTGTGCTGAACGCGGTATCAAATTGCGGATCCCCGCCAACTCCGAATATCACGAAAAAGGACACGATCATGTTTGAGAATGAAATTTGGAAGCCGGTGCCGGGGTATGAAGGCCGGTTTGAGGTTAGCTCTCTTGCTCGCGTCCGTAGCTTGTCTCGCAAAGTTACTACGTGCGGGCGCGATAAGAAGACGTGGACCACTAGGACCATCGCCGGGCGGATTCTTAAGGGATGCACATCATCCCAATACATCAGGGTATCGCTTTCTAACAAACACGAAATGCTACATCGGTTCGTGGCGCTCGCGTTTGTGCCAAATCCTAATAACTACCCGCACGTTAACCACATCGATGGAAATAAGCACAACAATCTGCCAGAGAATCTTGAGTGGTGCACGCATGCCATGAACATGAAGCACGCCAATGAAACCGGGCTATCCAACAAGAATAAAATGCCTGTAATTGCAGAGAGAGATGGGTTCGGATACTGGTTTCCATCAATGCAATCGACCAAGAAGTACGGATGCAACCCGGCGTTAGTCCACGCGTCGATCAACGGAAAGCAGGGTGAGCACAGGGGGATGCAGTGGAGTTATTGCTCTGCCACATCCAACTGCGAGTACCAGCAGCTGCGCGATAAGCAGGAGGCCTGATGTCTACTCCACTTTCTCGCGTCATCACCAACGAAATCTTCCGCGTTCCGGCGCGCCGCAAGCGTAAGCCCGCGGTTAAGCCGTCCGACATCCCGACCTTGAAAGGCTATACCGCCCGCCTGGTGGATCAGAAATGGCTGCGACTCGCGGCACGGAGGGCACATGGCTAAGTTACCGCGCCGCAAGTGCGCCCACAAATCGTGTCGTCAGTGGTTCCACCCGGTACGCGACGGGCAAGTTGTTTGCAGCTTTGAGTGCGCCAGCGCGATTGGCAAAGAACAGACCGCAAAAGCCCGTGAAGCCGCCAAGAAGAAGGAAGCGCATCGCCAGCGCACTGAAGAGAAGGCAGGCCGCCAGCGCCGTAAAGCGCGATTGGCAGAGCTCAGACCTAACGGTTACTACAAGGCGCAGGCTCAGCAGGCATTCAACGCCTACATCCGTGCGCGTGATGCTGATTTGCCATGCATCAGCTGCGGCGAGACCAATCCGCCTGATCTGCATGGCGGCCAATGGGACTGCGGCCACTTCAAAACGGTCGGTGCCAACCCTGAGCTGCGCTTTGAAGAACGCAACGCCCATAAGCAGTGCAAATCCTGTAATGCCGGGGCTGGTAAGTTCACCGCCAAAGAGGCGACGGTCGCGAAGCAATACGAAGCTGGCCTGATCGCTCGTTACGGCCAGGAATACGTCGACTGGCTCAACGGTCCCCACGAAATGACCAAATACCGCCGGGAAGACTTCATCCGCATCCGCGATGAGTACCGCGCCAAGCTCAAAGCACTGAAACAGCGGGAGGCAGCATGAAACCAATGATATTCGATCTCAAGCTACCTCATTGGGCTTTTCTGCTTGAGTGTCCGTTCTGTGGTGGCAGCGCAGAACTTTTTTCTGATGGTGATGGTGTCTACGCCGGTTGTTCAACAAAGCAATGCTTGATTAAGCCGATAACTGACACCTATCAAACAAAGCGCGATGCAATTCGCGCCTGGAATCGGAGGCCATCATGACCAGAGACGAGATAACCCGATACCAGGCCGAAAGCGTTAAGCGCGCCAGCATGCCGCCAGTAGCAAAGCACAGCCAGACCAAAACCAACCAGCCACATAAGGAAGCCGCATGAACAGTCAGCAACTGGAATACGTACGTCAGCAGCTCATTGTGGCGACCGCAGATCTGAGCGGGGCGACGAAAGGGCAACTGGTAGCTTTCGCCGAAAATGCGCAGTTCACAGCGACGGCGCGCAGCCGGGGCCGGAAGAAAATCACCGACCCGGTCACCGGCCGCAAAGTTAACCCGGACGGCCCGGCGATGAGCGGCAGCCAGTCCCGCGCCAAAGGCTCATCCATCGCGCTGGTCAGCCCGGTGGAGTTCGGTACCGCGTCGTGGCGCCGGGCTGTGCTGTCACTGGAAGACCACCAGAAAGCATGGCTTCTGTGGAACTACAGCGAGAACATCCGCTTTGAGTACCAGGTGGCGATCACCCAGTGGGCGTGGGCAGAGTTCCGGGAGCAGCTCGGCGCGAAGAAAGTGGCCGGCAAGACTATGGAGCGCTTGAAGAAACTGATATGGCTGGCGGCGCAGGACGTCAAAGCGGAGCTGGCGGGTAAGGATGTGTATCAGCATCAGGACCTGGCCGCCCTGTGTGGCGTTAAGCAGGATAACTGGTGTCATAACTACGCCGATTACTGGCGTGCCATGTGCACCATCTTTAAGCGGCTTGATGGCGATTCTCTTCTCTGCACTGTGAGAACACGATCACAACAAAAGGCGACTTTTTCGCAGCATGGTATTGCAAAAGTCAATTAAATAGCATACATTTCATGTAAATCTGATATCGTCGCCATAGCTTTGATTGTCGACACAAAGAATTTAAGCCCGAGGTTAACGCCTTGGGCTTTTTCGTATCTGCATAACAGGAAAGAGCATTGAACAAGGCGAAATCCGGAAGACGCGACTAATGCCATCCGGGCGTCCAGTGCTCTGTCCGTTGTGGTGTAACTCAATTCCCGCTTGCGGGTTGAATGGGTAGAGTAATGCATCAACCGGTTATCCGGCAGGGCAGGCATGATGCTAATGCTGAACCTGAGTATCGGTTCGAGTCCGATCGCCACACACAGAACCCACTACCTGGGACCCTTCGGCCAGAGAGCCTACATTGCCTTACCCTCATCTTCCCGGCCTGGCGCCGGGTTTTTTATTCAGGCCGCAGACAATCAATTTCAGAAGCCACGTAGCTATCGTGTCTGACGGCCTTTCCCACTACACGAACAGCACCCGCTAACTACGCGAGGTGAGAGCATGTATCGCATGGAAAAAATAACCACTGGTGCTGCCTATGGCGCTTCAGCCGGGAGCATCCTAAACGGCATGCTTAATGCCTACAGCCCCGAGCAGTGGAACGCTATCGGCGTGCTGGTGGGTATCATCATTGCCGTACTGACGTATCTGACGAATCTCTATTTCAAGATCCGCGAAGACAACCGCCGCAGCAGGAGCCGAGATGAACCCAACGTTGAGGAATAAGCTGGTGGGTGCCATTGTTGGCGGATCCGGAGCCATCACCATTGCTGCAGTAATGCTTGGCAATGCGGATGGGCTGGAAGGTCGGCGCTATTACGCTTATCAGGATGTTGTCGACGTCTGGACCGTTTGCGATGGACACACCGGTGCCGACATTCGCCGAGGTCACCGCTACACCGACAAAGAGTGTGACAACCTGCTGAAGGCAGATCTGCGAAAGGTGGCAAACGCCATCGACCCGCTGATCAAGGTTCACATCCCTGAGCCAACCCGCGCCGCTCTGTACTCCTTCACCTATAACGTTGGCGCTGGTGCTTTTGCCAGCTCAACGCTACTGAAGAAGCTTAACTCCGGTGATGTACCAGGTGCATGCAAAGAACTTCAGCGCTGGACGTATGCCGGTGGTAAGCAGTGGAAGGGACTTATTACCCGACGCGAGATTGAGCGTGAAGTATGCGAATGGAGCCAAAAATGAGAGTGTCATTACTGGTAGCAATATTCATGCTTACGGCCTGTGATCGTGGCCCTGAGCCAGCAAAATCAACAATGGCTGTTTCCTCTCAACTGTCGTCTGACGCAGACCGCATTAAGGTGACCAAAATGTCAGAGTTCAGGGATGCCCTGGCTTACGATAACTGGCGTGGCGTATACCTCATTCAGGATCAGCAAACAGGGAAAGAATACATCGGCATAAGCGGTATCGGCATTTCTGAAGTAGGTTCGCATACGCAACTGGTAGGCAAAGTTCAGCAATCCGTAAGGGATGAGCGATGAGCCGATTAACCGCCATCATCTGCGCTGTCGCTATCTGCCTGCTCGTTTCCATGGCCTGGGCTATTAACCACTACCGCGAAAACGCCATCACCTACAAAGACCAGCGCGATAAAGCCGTTGAACGGGTCAGCCTGGCGAACGCCACCATCAAAGACATGCAGACCCGCCAGCGTGATGTCGCTGCGCTGGATGCCAAATACACCGGAGAACTGGCTGATGCGAAAGAAACCATTGAGCGCCTGCATAGCGATGTCATTGCTGGCCGTAAGCGGCTGCAGCTCAACGCAAACTGTCCCGCGAACGGAGCGACCGGCACCGGCAGCCTGGGCGATGCTTCCAGCCCCCGACTTAATGACTCCGCTGAACGGGATTATTTCACCCTCAGAGAGCGAATCGTCACAGTGACGAAGCAGGTTGGCTATCTGCAGGACTACATCAAAGAGCAGTGCCTCAAATAGTAGGGCGCTGAAAACCAACAAACAGGAGTAATACATGGCTAATTACCCGCGCATCTTTTCTTTCCTTACTGGGTGCCTGGCATTTGTTGCGTCACTTTCGCTAACCGGTTTCAGTGTTAGCCGCACGGTATGCACACTGCGGCGAGTATTAGAGCGCGTCATTTCCGCATTCGCTGTGAAAACCGCGCCTGAAAAGGCTGATTGGCGAATCGTAGAGCGAATGTGTAGCGAAAGCGTTCGAGAGAAGATTAACGTTTTTGGCCGCCACCCTCGCAATACCGGCGCGCTATGCAGTCCACTGCTGTAGGCATTACAGGAGCCCTTCGCTGAGGGGCTTCGATAATGGATATCACCTACAGCGGATAATCACGCGAATATCCCTTCAAGCGGATAAAGAGGCTCTCAATGTCCGACATCTACAATATCAAACTGACGACGAACGACGGCGGTGAGTACAGAGGCCAGATGTCACGACGTCAGCCTGAGCTGGTTAACGGCTTTGTGCCGCTGGCGACCGAGACGGGGCAGTGGCTGTACTTCGCTCCTGCTGATGTAAAGCGCGTGGAGTTCACGCCGGTGCCGGAAGAACAGACATAACAAACAACGGAGTAACCAATGAGCAAACCAGATTGGGAGGCCATTGAATCGGCTTACCGGGCTGGTTCATTGTCAGTAAGGGCTATCGGTGAAAAGCATGGTGTTAACCATGCCACCATCCTGAAGAGAGCAAACAAAGAAGGATGGCAGCGCGACCTGACAGAAAAGGTCAGGGCGGCAACCAAGGCCAAGGTAACCAAGTCGGTAACCAAAGACGGTAACCAGTCACCAGTGGTTACTGATGAGCAGATTATTGACCAGGCCTCCGATGAGGCTGCTGCTGTAGTCATGGCTCATCGTGAAAGTCTGGCGGCATGGCGCGGCATCACAAATAAGCTCCGCGACTTCCTCGAAGATACAGATATCACGGAAGAAAATCACGCCTCAATGTCTCGCTCGATCACTGCCGGTGTCGATGCTCAAATCAAAGTGATAAACGCTGAGCGCAAGGCGTATAACCTTGATACTGAAGAAGGCAATAAGACGGTTGATGACCTGTCTGACCTGATGGATTCACTGTCTCAGGGGGCGTAATGAGACCTGAGCACATCAAGCTGCTGGCCGACAAAGACTGGCGGCTGAACAATCTTTACTGGATCACCGACAAAGAGGGAAAGCCTACGCGCTTCAGGATGACGCCTGAGCAGCGGGAATACTTCGAGGGGATCCACACCCGCAACATCATCCTGAAAGCTCGCCAGCTTGGTTTCACAACTGAGGTGTGCATCATCCAGCTCGATGCGGCCCTGTTTGAGTCGGCGAAGTGCGCGCTGATTGCCCACACGCTGAATGACGCAAAGCGCCTGTTCCGTGAAAAGGTGAAGTACGCATACGACAAGCTGCCGGCAGAGATAAAGGCTGCCAACCCGGCGAGCAATGATTCGTCTGGTGAGCTCGTCTTTAAGAAAGGCGGATCACTCTACGTCAGCACGTCATTTCGTGGCGGCACGCTGCGTTACCTGCACGTTTCTGAGTTCGGGAAGATATGCGCCAAGTATCCGGACAAAGCCCGTGAGATCGTCACTGGTGCGTTTGAGGCGGTATCGACTGGATGCTTCGCTACTATCGAGAGCACGGCAGAGGGCCGGGCGGGTTACTTCTTCGATTACTGCCAGACGGCAGAGAAGGCGTTGCTCCAGGGTAAGCCACTTTCAGCGCTGGACTGGAAGTTTTTCTTCTTCTCCTGGTGGAAGAATCCACAGTACGCAATCGACCCGGTTGAATCGCTGCCGGTGCGCCTGCTTGAGTACTTCGCTGAAATGGAGGCGAAGCACGGCGTAGTCGTCAACGAACGCCAGAAAGCCTGGTATTACGCCAAAGAGAAAACACTCGGCGATGACATGAAGCGCGAATACCCGACCATTCCGGCCGAGGCGTTCCAGCAGTCTGTCGAGGGCGCGTACTACGCCAAGCAGTTCCGCTGGCTTTACACCAACAAGCGGATCGGCCAATTGCCGGATAACTCACACCTACCGGTGCACACGTTCTGGGATATCGGTGTGGGTGACTCCACGGCGATCTGGTTCGTTCGCGAGGTCGGCGAAGAGTTCCACATCATCGACTACTACGAAAACTCCGGCGAGGGGCTTAGGCACTACATGAAGGTGCTGAAGGATAGGGGTTATGAGTACGGCGAGCACTGGGGGCCGCACGACATTGAGAACCGTGAATTCGGCGCTGATGCCAAATCGCGTAAAGAACTTGCGCAGGAAGGCTATGAAATCGACGGCCAGGTTTACTCGATGACCTTCAATGTTGTCCCCAAAACGGGTGTCGATACCGGCATTGAGTCGGTGCGTGAAATCCTCCCGTCCTGTGTCTTCGATGAGGAGAAATGTGCCGAGGGCATATCTCACCTCGAAGGCTATCGCAAGGAGTGGGACGACAAACGCGGGTGTTGGAAAGATAAACCCCTTCATGACTTCACATCACACGGTGCTGACAGCTTCCGCTACTTTGCTGTAGCGAAGAACAACCACAAGCAGGTCGGCGCAGTATTCTTTTAAGGAGTTCGTCAGTGAGTGAACAACAAAGCGAGGTTTCATTCCTCGTTAATGCCCTTGCTGATGCTATCGGGCGGCAGCGCATGCTGTACGCAGGCCAGCCGGGAAACACCAAACGCACGAAGTTGTGGGATGAGTTCGGCTATCCAAACAGTCTCGAGTTCGACCGCTACTACCGGGCATACGAGCGCAACGCGGTGGCGTTTGCCGCAGTCCATAAGCTTCTTGATTCGTGCTGGGTTGATAACCCGACGATCATCGACGGCGACGACGGTAAGGAGTCAACTGAGACAACGGACTGGGAGAAGTCAGCCACTAAGCTGCTGAAGAAACACTGGCCGAAAATTAAGGATGCGGATCGTCGCAATCTCGTTGGCCGATACTCGGCATTGCTCATTCAGTTCCGGGACGGGAGGGAATGGCACGAGCCAGTCGACCGCGCGAAGGTTAAATCCCTACGGAATATCGGTAACGGACCCATTGTTAAGCTGATCCCCGCGTGGGAATCGCAGATCAAGCCAGGAAACTTCGATACCGACACGCTTTCAGAAACGTACGGTCAGCCAGTTTCGTACAACTTCAACGAGCAGCCAGTTGGTGATGATGGCACGTATGGCCCGGTGCGCGGCGTTACCGTACACCCCGAGCGAATCATCATCCTCTGCGAAGGCTCAGAAGACGAAAACATGCTGTCTGGAGTGCCATTCCTGCGCGCTGGGTATAACAAACTGCTCGACCTCGAAAAGGTATCTGGCGGTAGTGCCGAAGGGTTCCTGAAGAATGCCAGTCGCCAGCTCGGGATTGCGTTCGACAAAGAAACCAACATTGCGAACCTGTCAAAGCAAGCCACAGAATCTGGCTATAAAGACCTGGGCGAGGCGCTTAACGACAAAGTCGCCAAGATGAACCGTGGCACGGATGCGGCCCTGGTTATGCAGGCCGGCACGCCGTCTGTTCTCTCCGTTGCGGCGGCAGACCCATCCCCGACCTGGACAGTGGCCGCCAACGAGTTTGCATCTTCGATTCAGTGCCCGTTCACCATCCTATTTGGACAGCAGACGGGGCGCCTTGCATCCGATGAGGACAAAACAGACTGGGCGAAGCGCTGTAACGGCCGCCGCTGGGGATTCCAGTCAACGATTGTAGAGAGCGTGCTTGAGCGCTTCTGGACCGTAGGCGTAATTGACCCGCCATCATCCGGAGAGGTCACGCTGGCATGGTCTGATCTGCTCGCGCCGAGCGAAAAAGAGAAGATTTCCAACATGCAGGCAATGGCCGTCGTGGCGAAAGACACACAGCAGGCATACGGCACTCCGGCGGTGGATGAAAACGAAATCCGCGCAGTCGGCGAGCTGGAGCCTCGCAAGGTCGTTCAGCCACCTAACCCTGATGTAAAGCAAACCGATAAGGATCCGCTGACAGATGATGATGACAGCGCAAACCAGAATCGGGACGCCAATCGTACCTCGCATTAAAGCTGATCCTACGCAGTCCTCGCGACAGGTCAGCCGGATGTTCAATGATATCGAGGATCGGTATCTGAACATCAAGCGCAGGCTTAAGGCTCTGCTTGATCTGCGGCTGACCGGGCAGCAGCGCGAGGCGAACGCACAGCAGCCCTGGATGATGTGCAACAACGAGGGCGCAGAGCCTTCGCTGTATCAGGTCAATGCCGGTAAGTTCATCTATGACATGACCTCTGCTGAACTGGCCGACCTGCTGCAGGTAGTTCAGTCGATTCTGGATGATGAGCTTCTCGATGGCGGCAGCCAGAACCTGTGGGCGATGGACTACGTCATTGCGGAGTATGAACGCGGCACGCTAAACGCCTTCACCAACCTGTCGGTTCAGTCGCAGGTGTACGCCAGCCAGACGACGCTACAGCAGCTTTTAAGCAGCCCGGGATACCTGAACCAGATAGCGGCGGCCAGGCTGACAACATTCAATGACTGGAAGGTGATCAGCGACACTGCCCGTGGCGACCTGACCAATATCATCACCGACGCTGTGGCACGCGGGGTGAATCCTCGCGAGACGGCCAGCGTCATCAGCAAGCGCCTCGATGCGTCCATGTCGAAGGCCAAGACCATAGCTCAGACTGAGCAGGTCGGCGCGCTGCGGCAGGCTCAATGGAACGAAACGGACTGGGCAGCGGATCGACTTGGGCTGAATACTGGCCTGCTGTGGCTGTCGGCGCTAAAACCGACCACTCGCAGCTGGCACGCCAGCCGTCACGGGAAGGTCTACACCACCGAAGAGGTGCGGGACTTCTACGCCGAGAACGGCAACCGGTACAACTGCTACTGCAGCCAGATTCCGGTACTGCTCAACGACGACGGCAGCATCTTCAATGAGGGGCTGGCTGAGAAGCTGGCGAAAGAGAGGAAATCTTGGAAATCCGAGGCGGAGTGATATCATCATGTAAATGATAAAGTTGCTTAAAGGTGAGCAATGAGCAGTGTAACTCCGGCAGAAGTCGGTTCATTCTTTTTATCTCTGGTTGTTCCAATCACCACTGGGGTTGTGGCTGCAGGATTTACTGCATTTTTCGCTCTGAATCGATTTTACAAAGAAAAATGGTGGGAGAAGAAACATGCTGCGTACAATCAATTAATTGATAAATTATTTGAAATCAAAGCAATTTATTCCCACGCCTCAGATTTTTACGAGGCTGAATACAATGCTGGTATGTATGGTAGGCCGCCGCCGAAAGGGTCTGTTGATTGGAATACATTCCATCAAATAAAAGCGCAGCTCCATCGGTTTTATGTGCTCGCACCAATCTCTCTAAGCAATAATACAAGGGATTTGCTCAATAATTTCTTCAAGCAGGACGCTGATTCCGATCATAGTGTTTACGAAGAGGGTTACCCAGATTTTGTGGCATACAATGATATGACGATTGCGACTCAGCAACTTATTGATGCCATTGTCTTGGACGCTGAAAAAGAACTTAAATTTAAATAACCTCAGAGCTTCTGAAGGTCGCTACGGCGGCCTTTTTTATTGCCAGATATCCAATAACGAGGACCCAGCATGAAACGCAACCGCGTTAACGTGCTGACCGTCGTCAACTCCGCTTCAAACATCACAACTGAAACCATCGACGGCAAGCCACATATCGTGGTTCGCGGCATCACGCCTGTCGTGGACGATATTGTGATGAACCGGAAGTTGTACCCGGCAGCAGAAATCGAAAAGGCCTACAACACGCTCGAGCGTAACCCGATGCCGCTGGGCCACCCGAAAGTGGACGGCAAGCATGTTTCGGCGCGGGATGTCCGGGCAGTGAATGAATACCACGTCGGTGCCTGGCTACAGAACGTCAGCCACAAGGACGGGAAGGTGACGGGCGACATGTACGTTAACCGCCAGTACGCCGAATCCAGCGATAAAGGTAAGCGGCTTATTAACCGCCTGGATGAGATGCTGGCGGGTACCAATTCCGAACCGATCCACATCTCCACCGGCCTGCTGTATTCCGGTATCGCTGCCAACGGCGAGTCGAAGGGCAAGAAGTACAACGAAATCGCCACCAACATGATGTTTGACCATGTGGCGGTGCTGCTCGATGAGCCTGGCGCCGGAACGCCGGAGGAGGGGGTCGGCATCTTCGTTAACTCAGAAGGTGATGAGCAACAGATCGAAGTTGCCCGCCTGTCTGATGGTATCGACTGCACCCGCGATGGTCTGATCAACAAGACCAAATTTTTCTTCACTAATGCCTCCAACTTCTCTTTCGACGACATATCCCGCGCCATCAGCGACAAGCTGCGCGAGGGTGACGCTGAAGATAAGTGGCTTTGGCCTGAAACGGTGTGGCCGGACAGCTTCATCTACCGCAATGACACCAAATACCTGAAGCAGAAGTACCTCATCGATGACGACGGCAAGGCCGTGTTCGTCGGCGAACCTGTAGAAGTCGTGCGCAAACCCACTGAGTACGAGATTAAAACCAACGGAGAGAACGATCCGATGAAAGAACTGATTATCAATGCGCTGCAAGCCGCTGGTAAGCCGACTGAAGGCAAGTCCGACGCCGAGCTGATGGACGCATACAACCAGATGAAGGCCGAAGAAGCCACCGCCAAGAAAAAAGGCGATGAAGAAATCGACCCGGAAACCGACAAGCCAAAGAAAAAAGAGCAGGCCACCAATAGCGAAGAGATGCCAGCGTGGGCGCAGAAACTCGCCGATCGTGTGGACGTCGTTTTCAATAGCCTGAACGCGAACGCCGACAAAGAGAAAGGCGAAAAGCGCGCGGCTGTGAAGCTGGCGATGAACATGAGCGATGAAGAAGTCGCAGATCTGGACGGTAAGGCGCTCGACGCCATGTACGCCAAGTGCCAGACATCTTTCGGCCTGAACGGTGCATTCCGCCAGGCAACCAACACCCAATCAGTCAGCGAAATGCCGGAGTAAAAAATGGCTAAAGACGGAAAACACGTAATTCACGCGGGCGGTATCTTCGCGAACCCACAGCTTCACCGTGAAGGTGCTGCAGCCGCTGATACGCCTCCCGGTACGATTGGTTTCTTCGACAACACCACGAAGAAATTCACCGCCTCCGTGGATGGCAATGAAGCTGCGATTCTCTACGTAGCCAACTATGACTACCTGCGTTGCAAAACCGTAGACGACGTCATCAAGGCTGGCGACTGGGTTGTTGCTTTCCACCCAACCCCAGGCGTTTTCTTCAACGTACCAGCTGCAGCAGGCACTTACACAAAAGGGCAGCCGCTATCTGTTGCCAACGGTCGAGTTAAAGCTGTCGGCACTGATGAATCGGTACGCTGCTACGTAGAAGAAGACCGCTCATACACCATCTCGACAGCAGGCCAGCTCCTGCGCGTTGTCATCAAATAAGGAGCACCTGAATGTTTGTATTCTCTACTAAGCAGGCGACCGAAACCGGGAACCTCGAAGCCAACATGGCTCAGTTCAATGAACTGACGTTCGCTCGTAATTCCAGCGCTCAGGCCGTGGCAGACTTTATTGCTCGTACCCGCGTTCGCGGTGAAGCGGCAAATGCCCCGGTACTGGACGCGGTAAACGCAGTCGACGATATCCGCCGTCTGTACAAGGCCTATGACCAGACCGTGCTGAAGCAATTCGAGCCGAACACCGAATTCACGCTGCTGAACGACCTGATGCCGTTGTCTCGATCCGTTCGTCTGGAAGAGTCTGTGTATGAGTACGCTCGTACCGGCGGCCGTGGCTGGGCGCATACTTCCATGTCCGGTCAGATTGGTGCTGCGCTGGATGCGAAGTCTTACACCTTCGATGGCACCATGGTGCCGATCCACGACAGCGGTTTTAAATTTAACTGGCGTGACCCGGTATTCAATAAAGGATCTGCGCTTTCATCCCTGGCGGATGCTCAGGCCGGATCTGTTGATGATGTGCGTCGCCAGTATGTGGACTATATCTGGGAAGGCTTCCGCGATGCAGCAGGCAACTACATCAAATTCGATGACAAGACCTGGAAGGGACTGCGTCACGATGAGCGTGTGGCGCAGGTAACGCTGACCGTTAACTTCGCAACCAGTACCGACCCGAAAGCCATGCGTGCCGCGGCGATCGCCCTGCGTGACGTTCTCAAGCTGCAAAACATGCAGTACGGACAGCAGACGTGGTACGTCTCCAGCGAAATCATGTCTAACTGGGAACAGTACTTCGATGTGAACTCTCTCCGCACCGTGCTGGAAGAGATCTCCAAGCTGTCAGGCATTGCGGCAATCAAAGAAGATGCTGAGCTGACCGGCAACGAAATCGTAATCGTGCCGCTGCAGGCTGGCGTGATTGCTCCTATCGTCGGCCAGGCGTTCGGTACCGTGGCTGATCCGCGTCAGTTCTATAACTCCGATTACGTTTGGCGTACCTGGGGTGCTGCTGGCCTGATGGTCAAGCAGGACATCAACGGTCACTACTCTGTTATTCACGCTTCGAGCTAAGGAAACAATCATGGCACTCGTAAAGGTATTGGTAGCAAACCTCTTTGCCGGTGCCAGCCTTCAAAAGCTGGAGGCTGGACAGGTTTATGACGTCGATGACTCGATTGCTGAAAAGTGGATCGAGCAGGGTAAGGTGGAAAAATCAACTGACAAGAAGGGTGAGAAGCTCGTCTTTGAAGTGGCGACACCGTCTGCGCCCGTGGCAACCGGTGCATCAGATTTGCAGTCAAAACTCAATGAGGCGTTGGCTCAACTGGAACAGGCCCGGTCTGAAATTGATGCTAAGGATAAAGGGCATGCCGAAGTGATTGAGCAACTGAAGCAGGAAAGTGCAGTTAAGTTGGACGCTGAAACAAAACGTGCTGACGCAGCTGAAGCGGCACTGGCAGAAGCTATCAAGAAGGCGAAATAACCATGGCTGACCCAATCACAGCGGCAGACGTGCAGGCGTTCCTCGGTGAATTGGGTTACTCCATCCCGGGCGCGCTGCTGGAGCCGATTCTCTGCGTGGTGAACAAGATTATTCCGTGCCTCGATGGCGCGGGTTATGACGAGTGCACCGCGAAGTTGATCCTGATGTATGCCGCCGCGCTTATGGCTACGTCGTCCGGGGCGCGCCGCATCAAATCGCAGGGTGCGCCGTCTGGCGCGTCCCGTTCGTTTGAATATGGCGACGACAGCATTACCTGGTTGCGCGACTCGCTGGCCCGGCTTGATACCAGCGGTTGCACCGGTGAGTTGCCAATCAGCGCGGGTAATAGCGTCGGATTCTTTGATGTGGTCGGTGGCTGCTGATGACGTACAAATCAGTTAAGCACGGGCTACCGAGCTCGTTCACCCGCGTCTGGGTGATGACCGACACCGGGCGGGAGACTACCGGCTACGTGAAATCGGATGGCGAGTGGTTCATCAACTGCCCGCGCATCCGGGCGACTGGCGCGAAGGTGCTGCGCTGGAAGGAGGGATGATGTCGTCTACTGCGTCATGGTCATACAACAAGCCGTGCACGATATGGCGCAAAGGTGCAGGTGGCAATGACGAGTGGGGCGATCCTGTCGACCCATACGAACCGCCTGAAACCATCATGTGCGACTATATCGGCGGCCTGTCTGCAAAGCTCGGTTCAATCGGTAAAGAGGTTGTAGTAAAAAACACCTTTTTCACGGCTTACGCTCTGGCCGATGAGGGCGATTACATCCTGATTGGTGTTAGCGCTGAGCCGGACCCGGTCGTGGCTGGTGCCGATGAGGTTCGTCACGTGACGCGCTGGAACGATACTCTCGAAGGTCTGGAAGATGACTGGGCGATAATTACGGGAGTGTAGCCATGGGCATCAAAGTGCGTGGCGCTGCACGCGTAGAGCGCAATTTGAACCGCATTCTGAATGATATTCAGGGTAGAAAAGTCATTCGCGCACTCCAATCGGCGATGATTATTGGGGCGGCAAGAGCGGCCCTCTACACGCCGATCGACACGTCAGCACTTTTAAACAGCCAGTTTCGCGAAATAGTAACTGATGGGGTGGTAATCACCGGCAGGGTGGGTTACTCAACCAACTATGCCGTTTATGTTCATGATCCGGCTAACCCGCAGAGGTTCCGCCGTTCAACGGCTAAAAAAGAATTCCTCACACTTGGATTTGAAGAGGAACGTTCTGCAATCGATGATGTTGTGCGTAAGGAGCTTTCACTATGACACCAATGATGCACGAACGGGTCAGAAATTTGTTCGGCGGCGCCGGGTTGACGAGTGGCTTTATCATACAGCAACTGATGTTTGACGACCCGAAAGACCTGTCGAAGGCTGTAATGGTTTTTCGTCCCAATGGAGGAGCCAACATCCGCAATGAGCTCGGTTCCGAGTATCACGTGCTGGTGGATGTCATCGGCGCAAAAGATAAGAGTAAGGCCGCAGCGGATGCCGTTCAGCGTATTGTTGATTACGTACAGGATAACCCTATAAGCGATAGCTGCGTGGGCCACATCGAAAATATGGGGGGCATCCCGCCGCCGGTATTAACCGAAGAGGGAAGGATAGTTTTCCGCCTTCAGTTCGCTTGCCTCTACGGGGAGTAAGCACAATCAGCAGGCTGCCATTCGGCGGCCTTTTTTATTTACAGAGAGGATTTCCCCATGGCAGCAAATTGCCCTACGGACAATACAAAACTTTTCGGCAGAGCCATTGTACTCGAAGTGGCTGATGGTTGCGCCGATGCAGTTCCAGCGGAATCGGAGTGGAAAGCTCTGGCCGCTGGTACAAGTAAAGGTTTCGATTTCTCGCCGAACAGCGTTACTTCTGACGCCGACGATACTAAAGGCTATGTCGAGAATATCGTGACGAACGCCGACTTCACCATCTCATTTGAAGGTGAGGTGCGCCGTAATGACAAACTCGACCAATACGGGGTCGGGCGCCTGATTAAGTATTTTAATACTGAGATCCAGGCGGCACGCCAGCCCACTTTGTGGGTGCGCATGGAGTTCGGGCCGATAACTTTCATCGGCTACATGCTGATTAACGCGCTCAGCTCTGACGGTGGCAGTAACGACATTGTCACGTTTTCCACTGAGTTCAAGGTGGCAGCCGCCGACACTATCCAGATCGTTGACACCGATGAAGAAGTGCCGACCACAGGTGTCACCGTTACGCCTACCAGCGCATCTGTAGCGGCCGGTGCTTCGACAACCTTCGCCGTCAACGTAGCGCCAGCCGATGCGACCGATAAAACCTTCACGGTTACTTCGTCCGTACCGGCGCGTGCCACAGCGACTATCAGCGGAAACACCGTGACGGTAAACGCCCCGTCTGGCGCGACGGCGGGCACTGCGAATATCACAGTTACCACCACTGACGGCTCATTCACAGCAGTCTTTGCGGTCACCGTAACCGTTTAGTCACCATTCCCGGGGCTTCAAGTTGAGGCCCATATAATGCTGGCTAAGGATAGAAAACATGACACCAATGAAAGAGATCGGTGAGCTGCTGATCACCTGCGGCGACCGGGATTTCTTTTTCAGGCCTTCGTTCGCCAATATGACCAGAATTGGCGACCCGGGTGAGATAGTTGCTGCTTTTTATGCTCTCCATCACGATGAAGTCTCAGTCCTTCTGGAAAGGGCTATGACGTCATACGGACATATACCTGAGTGGATCGTTCAGCACATCAAAGATTCAACCTACGGTCGGGCGGCTATGCTTGCTGCCGGAACAGTCCTGGAGGCTTGCTGTGATGATGATATTTCTGTGCTGATCGGTGAGTTGCGACCAGCGCGTATTGGTGGGCGTCCATTCAAGATGCGTCGCGGCGAAATGGACGAGTTCGATATGGTGGTTATTGCTCAGTCTCTGATTACTCACGGCATCATCGGAAAGGCAAAGGTTCGCAAGTTGCAGCGCCATGAGAGTGGCGAAACCACAACCGAATTTAATGCCTTCGAGTACATCAGCGCGGCACGTAATCACTTCGGCATGAGCCGGGCGGAAGCAGAACAATTATCCATGACGGAATTTCAGCTCTTAATCGCCGCCAAATATCCGGACCAGAAAGGCTTCACAAAAGACGAGTACGACGCAGTCGCAGATGACTATCTGGCGAAGAAAGAAAAACGATTAGCCCGGGCGAAACGGGCCACCTAAATAAAATCACACCCAAAAAACCTCGCGCCGGCGGGGTTTTTTATTGCCCGGAGGTTAGTAAATGGCTGGTACTGTCAGCGCTGGAACGATTGTTTATGAAGTTGACATGGACACCGCCGGGATCCTTCAGGGGCGCCGGGATATTGATGCCGCGTTGAATGGGCTTAACGGTAGCATGAACCGACTTGAAGCGGGATTGAACCGCACTGAGCGATCCCTGTCTTCGATTGAAGGCACGATGTCCAGCTTAACTGGCGTCGCGAAAGCGCTTATTGCTGCTCTTTCTGTTCAACAGGTTGGCGCATATGCCCAAGCATGGCAGGATCTTAGTAATAAACTGGCAAACGCCGTCAGGGATTCTGTACCACCCTTTGAAACGCTGGCTGATGTAACAGAACGCGTTTTTGATATATCCCAAAAAACCCGTTCAGGACTTGATGCCACGGCCACGCTCTACGCCCGTCTGGAGCGCTCAACGAGAAGTTACGGCGTCAGTGTGGAAGACATTACCAGACTGACGACGATTATTAACCAAGGCTTTGTCGTATCTGGGGCTACAGCAGAGGAGGCAAGCAACGCCATCATTCAGCTTGCCCAGGGTCTGGCATCTGGCGCCCTAAGGGGCGATGAATTTAACTCTGTGAATGAGCAGGGTAACCGGCTGATGATTGCTCTTGCTGACTCCATGAATGTCAGCATTGGGGCGCTAAGGAACATGGCTGCAGAAGGCAAGTTAACGACTGAGGTGATCGTTAATGGCCTGCTATCTCAGGGCGATAAAATTGGACAAGAGTTTGCTAAAACAACTGCCACGATCAGCCAGTCGCTTGAAATTGCCAACAACAACATCACGAAGTTCTTTGGTGAGAATGCCACTGTAAAAACTGGCGTCAAAATATTCAGTGACTCAGTAATTTCTCTAAGTGAAAACTTGGACGTTCTCAGCACTACGCTCACGATTGTTGCCGGCGTAATGGGGGCGCGGTATGTCGGTGCGCTGACCATGGCTACCTCAGCGAAAATCGCTGATATCGCAGCATCCCGTCAGCAGGTTGTAGCAGACAATCAGACGGCACAGGCTGCTTTGGTAGCTGCTAATTCTGTTCAGCGTAAGGCTCTTGCTGATAAAGAGGCTGCTCTATCTTCTCTCGCGCTGGCCCAGGCTGAATACAACGTGGCAAAAGGTAGCGCTGCAGAGATGCTGGCAATGGATGCTCTTGTGGCCGCGAAAACTCGGGCTACTACCGCATCTCTTGCACTTGCTGAGGCTGAAACTGCTCAGGCTGCGGCATCTGCCCGCGCAGCGACTGCTGCCCGCGCAGCGTCAGTAGGTATTGGAATGGCTCGTGGAGCACTTGCTCTTATAGGTGGTCCAGCGGGGGCGGCTATGCTTGCTGCCGGAGCGATCTTCTATTTCTGGCAGAAAGCTCAGCAGGCAAAAGAGGAGGCAATCGCATTTGCCGATGGGCTGGATAAGCTAAATGCCGCCATGAATGCAATGTCCAATACTCAGCTGCGTGGGGCTATAGGGGATGCCAACACATCTATTCGAGCGCAAAAAGAGGCAGTTGCCGAGCTTGAGGCTGAGGTTAACAAGCTCACCACGCGACACAGCAAATTCACACCAGAAGCGCAAAAATATGCTGACTCAATGGGGCAGGGTACTGAATTTGCTCAGCGCCAATCTGAAGTATCAGATGAACTGGCGCGTAAAACACGTGACCTGCAGGCGGCAAAAGAAAAGCTATCCAGAACTGAAGACACGGCAGCGGAAGCTACCAGAACATTAACCAACAATATGCTTACCGCGATGGGGGTTCATGATCAACTCATCGAAAAGTCATGGTCGCTCGAGCAAGTACAGGGCGCGGTAGCTAAAGCCTTCGGCGATACGGCTGATGAAATAAACAGAGCCAATCAGGCTGGGAAAAGCTTCGATCCAAAAGCGCTGCAGATTTCACCGGCTACCAAAGAGGGCGATAAAGTTATCGCTACTCTGGAAGAGCAGAATGAATTACTTAAAATTCAGGACGAGAGAGAGCGGGCGATAGCCAAAGCCAGGATGCAGGCTGCCAAGGTCACTGACAATCAGAATCAAATCTCTGCAGCTGGCAGGCTGGCTGCTGAAAATTATGATTTAGAGAAGTCAGAAGAAGCCAGGAAAAAAGCTCAACAAGAGAGTGAGCAGCAGGGGAAAAAATCAGCGTCTTCTGCTGAATCTGTTGCTCAGAAGCTGGCGAACCTGAAGCAGCAAGCAGAACTGGCGGCGGGGTCAACTCAAGAACTCAGTAGAGAGCAGGCCATGCTTAATGCCGAGCAATCTCTTGGGAAGGGCGCATCTCAGGCCCAGATCGCACAGGCCCGGCAGTATGCTGCAGAGAAATGGGATACGGCGAATGCCATCAAGGCCGAGGCTGCAGCTCAGAAGCTTCTTCCTGAGTCACGTGAGAATGCCACTTACAAGCAGGATGTTGATGATCTGAATACCGCGCTGGCGGCGAAAAAAATCAGTCAGGAGCAGTACAACCAGACTTCTGAAAGGCTCGCAGCAACACACCAGGCCAACCTTGCCAAAATCCAATCCGAGCAGGCCGTAACTCCGCAGCAGGACGCTGTAGGTAGCGTTGATACGGTGCAACAGTTGGCTAACGAGAATGCGCGAAAACTCGCGCTTATCCAGGCTTTCGAGCAGCAGGGGCTAGTCACTCACCAGAACGCGCTGATGCTACGCGCCAATGCCGATAAGAGTTATGAGCAGGCGCGTATCGCTGCACAGTGGGAAATGTGGAGAAATCAGAGTATCGGCAACGAAATGCTCGCGGCCAGCTTTGATTCCCTTGCGGGTAATGCCTCGAATGCTTTTACCGGGATTCTGACGGGGAGCATGTCAGCACAGGAGGCGATGCAGTCTCTCGCCAGCAATGCTCTGAACAGCCTGATCAACGGCTTTGTTCAGATGGGCGTAGAGTGGGTTAAATCGGCCATCATGGGCCAGACAGCCCAAATCGCAGCGACGGCAGCCACAACTTCGGCGGCTGTAGCCGGTACGGCGACGACTACCGCAGCGAGCGTTTCTTCTGCCGCGGCTACCACTGCTGCGTGGACGCCTGCAGCAATCGTCGCATCTATCGGCTCGTTCGGTGGTGCTGCGGCCATTGGTATCGGTGCAGTTATTGCCGCCATGGCGATGGCTGGTGGTATCGCTGGTAAGCGTAAAAACGGTGGTTCCATCCAAGCTGGAGGAATGTATCAAGTAGGCGAGGGCGATAAGCCAGAAATCTTCCGCGCTAATAATGGCAGCCAATACATGGTGTCTGGTGATAACGGAACCATGCTAAGCAATAAGGACATCACCTCCGGAGGCGGCGGTGGAGCTCCAGTTCTCAACATCTACAACTACTCATCCTCGTCTGTTGATGCTCAGGCTACGCAAAACGGCGATGGTTCATGGACGCTTGAAGCTTTTATAGCTGATATGAATAACGGTGGCCCGGCAAGCAACGCCATAACCAGCAACATGAACGTTAAACGCAAGCCAAGGGGGCAGGGCTGATGCCAATTATCGACTATCCCGACTGGCTGCCGCTGGCGCAGAAGGCCAGCAAAAACATGACGCTCGATACCGGGTTCCAGACCGATCAGCCAGCGGTCGGCCCGGCCATCTTCGAGAACCAGACCGACGACCTGAAAGTGACCTGGTCACTGACGTGGATCTTCACCCTGGCGCAGGAGCGCGCATTCCAGCAGTGGCTACGCAGCCCGAACTATCTCAACCGGGGCCTGAACTGGTTCCGGATGAATGTCAACCTGGGCGGCAGCGGTCTCCAGCAGCAGGAGCTTCACTTCACGCAGATGCCGGTGCAAACCAGTATCGACGGCGGAGTGGTGACCTGGACGGGAACCGTTATCTCTAACCATCTGTACAACGCTGACGACGAGTTCGACGACATCATTGTTGAGCTGCCGCCGCCTTGGTATTCATGGCTGGATATCGTGGTTACGGGTTATCCGGATGGGCGCGATCCGGAAAGTCTTCCGAGGGTTCCCTGATGCCATCGTTCCGTCAATATAAGCAGCAGCGCCCGACGCGCGGACTGTACGACACCATTACGTTCTACCATCCATCCTTTGGCTACGTCCGCTTGGTCGATAAGCAGTTCTTCCCGAAGACGCTTGGCGGCCAGACATACTCGCCAGCGCGCTTTGAAATCGAAGAGAGCCAGCAGAGCGGTACGCCGGTAATTGACGCGACGGTGAAGCTTGGGCGGCTGTCGTCGGATATCAAAGCGCTGATGAAACAGTGGAAGGGTGCGGCCAGGCTGACTGCCATCACGGCCACGCGGCAGATCTTCGACAGCGGCGACGTGTCGGTGCCGATTAAGTCGTGGCAGCTTTACGTCAAGACGGTGGATATCGATGCTGATGCCGCATCGGTCACGCTCTCCGTCACCAACCCTCTGAATAACAATATTGGTCGCCTTTATGATCCAGTCGAGTACACGGGACTTCAGTACCTCTGATTTTATCAGCAGGATGATCGGCGTGCCGTGGGCAAACCGGGCGTGTTCGTTCGAAAAGGTGGATTGCTGGGGGCTGGTGGTGCTGTATTACCGGCACGTTCTCGGCATTGAGCTGCACCAGACGCCGGACTACGAAGCCGGGGAGGACTTCTTCACCTGTTATCAGAGCGACGTCGTCTTCTGGCGCCAGGTCGATAAACCGGTCGACGGGGGGATATTTGTCGGGTACCGCGGCACGCAACCGGCACACGTTGGCCTGTTACTGAACCGTCAGGCGCTGCACTCGCGTGGAGAGAACGGAAGCGTGCGCATGGACTCGTTGCTGGTCATTCAGCGGGCATTCACCAAAGTGGAGTATTTTTCTTATGGCGCTGGTTGAGATATCGAATTTTCCAGGAACGCCTAAGCTGCGTTGCAGGGTGCCAAACGGCACCCTTTTTTATGACTGGCTGGCCGCTAATGACGCTACCTTTCACCGGGATCTGCTAATTGTCCGCAATGGCGTTAAGCTGGGCGATGATGATGAGCTAGCGTTTGAACTGACTGAACTGGACCACATCCAGATATTTGACCAGCCGAAGGGTATTGTCGGCGACATCCTCAGCCCGATCTTTAAAGTGGTGGGCCAGGTGTTTTCGTTCCTCGCGCCGAAGCCCGCTATCGCCAACAGCGGCGGCAATACGGTCGACTCACCGAACAATAGCCTGACCGGTCAGACAAACACCGCGCGCGTTTACAAGGCCAAGCCGGATATCTATGGCCAGATTCGTTCGTTTCCTGATCTGATTCAGGAGTCGGTATTCGAATACGTGCATCAGACGCCTACGGATGGCGGACTGAAGTTCGTCACAGAGTGGATGTGCGTCGGTATTGGAAAATATGACCGTGAATTTATTCGCTACTCAGAATCTAGCCTGGGGAGCATGGCCGGCGCTGAATACCAGTTCTTCGAGCCAGGTGAAGTAATCCCGCAGATCGTCGAAGGTTACGGGTTCGATGACGTTGACGGTCAGGAGGTTCCTGGGCAGAACGAAGCCAGCGACTTCCCTATAGAAACAGCAACGGCAAACACGGTTGTCAGCGGAACGTATTCCGGCGGCCAGATAGCGATGAAAATCGTTAAGCAGGCAGAGTTCGATTACTTTATGAGCCTGGTGCTTCCGCACGCGGTTACCTTCACCATCAACGTGACTTACAGCACTGCTTCCGGCAGCGTAACTACGGATGCGACATTCTCAGGCACGCTTATCTCCGCCGTTGAAACAAACGACGGTGCAGTGGTGAATCCGGTGCGCTGGTACACGTTTACGATGAACCAGCTGGAGGGGCCGCAGGATATCCCGGCTAACGCCACGATCAACACCACAAAGTTCATCCTGAACGATAACGAGGCGCTGGTGGTTGGACCGTTCTTTTCCCCGGTCGAATCAACGCAGCTGTGGCTGCATACCCAGTCCAGCCTCGGCGGTAAGAAGGAAACCAACTGGAAGGTGGTTATCTGGAAAATCGACGACGACTACAACCAGGTCCCTGGTACGCAGCAGACGTTTACGTACCGGCAGACGACGCCGCACCAGTCGACCAGCGAAGTCTTCTACCGAACCGACAAAATCACTCCGACCGGCGGATTTGGAAAGTACGCGGTTAGCTTCCAGCGCACGGATAACTCCGGAGACGCGTCACTTCTCAAGGTCGAAGAAATCCATAGCATCAACATCAGGACAAACGTCGTTCACCCGACCGACACGCTGGTGCGCGTAAAAGTCCGGGCGACTGAGAACGCTCTTGGCAGCCGTGAGCGCAAATACAACGCGCTGGTGACGCGCCACACCATCACATACGACCTCGACACGCAAACGGTGGATTACACTCTGCGGCCGTCGCGCTCGTTCGCTGATGCGGTGGCGCATACCTGGCTGATTATGGGTGAACAGCCGGTAAGCAGCATTGACCTGTACGGGCTGTACTCTATCGCAGAAAGTCTGCCTGACGAGCGCCTGGGCTACTTCGATTACACATTTGACGACGAGAACGACTCACTTGGCGACCGCGTGCAGGCGATCTGTAATGCGGCGTCGGTGGTGGCGTACTGGGATGACGGCGTGCTGACGTTTACCCGCGATCAGAAGGTTGACTACCCGGCGGCCGTATTCAACCGGGCCAACATGAAGACGGACGAGTACAAAATGACGTACGAGGCCACTCTTCCTGGCGGCTACGACGGTGTGCAGGTGTCCTATGTTCACCCAACCACGAACAATAAGACGTACATCAACTACCGCGTGCTGAACGGCGTAATCGTCGAGCAGGAAGCGGAAAACCCGAACAAGCTGGAGATAGTCGGCTTCCGTAACGAGTATCAGGCCCGGGAGCGCGCATTACGCGAAACCAAGCGCCTGATCTACTCGCGCGTGAAGATGAACGCCAAGGTGTTTGAGGACGGCATTATCCAGGTGGGTAGTGTCATTCAGATGCCTGATATCTACGACAGCAACCAGCAGCAGGGCTACATCACTGGCCGCGCCGGGAATAACTTCGATACCAGCGAGCCGATCACGTTTACCGGCTCGATGTATGTGCTGGTTACCGACAGCCTGGGTAACCCAACTCTGCGCTATCCGGCCACCGCCCGTAGCGACACGAAGTACGGATTCACCGCGGCTATCCCAAACATTCAGCTCAATATCTGGAACGGAGACACTGTGCAGCTCCCGTCGCGCTATCTCATTGCGACAGAGGAGGAACTGGACAGCCAGCTATGGACGGTCAACAGCATCAAACCGAACACAGATAACACGGTATCTCTGACAGTCGCGGAATACAGCGACGCCATCTACGAATAAGAACCGTCCCCGACAAACCTAACCCGGCCATCGCGCCGGGTTTTTTTATGGAATAAATATGGCCACTACACCTACTAATCTGCCAGTACCGAGCGAATCCCCGTGACCTGCCCCCACGATTAGATACAACACTCAGTTAGTAACGTCGGAATCTTCATTCTCAGAATGACCCTTTCTCCAGCCCGCTGCAAATTCAGACGGTGTCTGATAATTCAGCGTGGAGTGCGGGCGGCATTCGTTAT